CCTGCATGAGCGGATCGCCAACTTGCGCCGGGAATTCGTGCATCAGGAAACCTCGAAACTCGTTCGAATGTGTGCGGTGATTGCCACGGAAGAACTGGCCCCAAAGAACATGAGCCGCAGTGCGCGTGGAACGGTAGAAACACCGGGCCGGCGCGTGCGGCAAAAGGCCGGGCTTAACCGGGAAATCCTCTCGGCTGCCTTCGGCATGGCGCATCAAATGCTCGCGTACAAAGCGGTAGAGGCTGGTACGCGCCTGCATTTGTCGAATACGCGCCAACTCAAACCCTCGCAACGCTGTGCGCGGTGTTGGGCCATCGTGCCCAAGACGCTCGCGCAGCGGGTGCATGCCTGCCCGCACTGCGGACACACAGCACCACGCGATCAAAACAGCGCGCAAGTCGTCCTGATCGACGCGCTCACGCCTGGGACGGGCGTGGCGGCGAGACCCAAACCGCTGGCGCGGCAACGCGCCAAGTCAAAGTCTGTGACCCGCGAAACCCCCGCTACAACGACGAAAGGCGTTTAGCGGTGGGAGAGTTCATGGGCGGCGACGCCTCGAAGGCGCACGGCATGCACTTCGCCGGCAAGGAGTACATCGCGTCTGGCAAGGAAGGGAAATCCATGCACGACGACACGCCTGTTCGCCACTTTACCGAGCTGACCGGCACCGGCGATGACGACGGCGAGCACGTCTGGATGGATCACTCCGGGCGTGTGCACGCTGACGACACCTCGTCGGTCAAGCGGCTGCGCGGCGAGTACGAGGCGCACGCCGGGAAAGCCGATCAGAAGCCCGCGGGTGGCGCCGCCAAGCCGAAACACTCCGCTGCGACGCTGTCGGCTCTTGCCGATCAGCACGAGGCCGAGTCCGAGCGTCAGGACAAGTTGGCGACCAAGAAGGGCGCCAACCACCCGGACTACGAGAAGCACGTCATCGCGTCGGCGCATCACGCCAAGGCGCAGCGCCATGCCGAGAAGGCGCGCGACGCCAAGGATGAAGGCGAGCGCGACGCGCACCTTGCAGAGTACGCTCGCTACAAGGCGCTTGCGGAAAAAGCGTAGGCCAGCGTCGGCGCTGCGCCTGCCGGCCGCCTTCGGGCGGCTTTTCCATTTCTGATACACTCGGTTCATGGCTCAAGTCCGCATCAAGCTCCCGCGCCCACACCCCGGCCAGTCTCGCGCGCTGGCTTCTGCGTCTCGGTTCAACGTCGTCGCTGGCGGCGAGAAGTCAGGCAAGACCACTCTTGCTATCGAGGCGCTTCTGGCGGGACGCTACGGGGCGCTGCACGGCTACCCGGTGGCGATGTTCTGCGCCAACAAGGACGAGCTGGTGAAGACCAAGCGCCGCGTGCTGCAGATCATCGAGCCGCTGGTGTCCGCGCCGACCCGTCGAAACCAGATTGCGATTGGCGGCGATGCGCGCATCGATTTCTTCTCGCTCGACGAAAAGCTCGACAGCTGGGGTCAGTACGCCACGATCGTGGTCGATGACGCGGCCAACATCGACGACATCGACAAGCTGTGGGATGACGCGCTGCGCCCGATGCTTGCCCGGTATCAGGGCGATGCGTGGTTCCTCTCGAAGCCGGCCAGCAAGAAGAACTCGTTCTGGAGCCTGTACGCGAACGCGGAAACGGACGCGAGCTGGTCGGCGACGTCTATCCCGTCGTGGGAGAACCCGCATATCGACGCCGCGATGATCGAGAAGGCGCGGGCCGAGATGCCGGCCGCGGCGTTCGATCAGGAGTGGGGTGCCGTGTTCCTCGGGCACGACATGGCGCTGCGCGCCTCGCAGATGGTGGTCGGCGAGAACGAGACGTTCCGCCAGTGGTGCGAGCGTCTGGCAAAGGACGGTCTGAAGGTCGACGGCAAGCCGTTCAAGCTCGACGACCGGCCGGCGATGGCGTGGATCTACGACCAAGTCCCGAGCACGCTGGACGAGGCCTACAGGCTCGTGCTGGTGCTCATGAAGTGCGCGCAGGTCGGCTTCACCGTCATGGAGATGCTGGCCACGATCTACCTCGGGTTGCGGTTCGGCCCGGCGACGGTCGGCATGTTCCTGCCGGACACGAACCTCGCGGACATCAAGTCCTCGAAGCGCTTCATGCCGGTGGTGCGAACCATCCCGTCCGTGCACAAGCTCATGACCATGGAGGCGGCCGACGGGAGCGGCCGGAAGCAAGGCGAGGGCAACGTCCGGGTGCGCCAGATCGGCGACGCGATGTTCGTGTTCTCGTGGACCTCTGGCCGCGCGACGACCGAGTCGATCCCGATGGACATCTTGTCCTACGACGAGGTGCAGGAGATGACCTTGGAGCAGATGGAGAAGACGCAGGAGCGCCTGTCCGCCTCCGACGTCCGCTTCACGCTCATGGGCTCGACCGCGAACTGGCCGGATGCCGACATCCACCACTGGTACAAGCGCGGGAGCCAGTACCGATTCCACTCCGAGTGCCCGACCTGCGGCAGCAAGAAGCCGCTGGACGACTACTTCCCGAACTGCGTATGGCGCGACCCAGACACAGGTCTGTACCGGTATGTCTGCCCAAACGGGCATGTACTCGAGGACGTCCAGCGCGGCGAGTGGATCCCCGACAACCCCGACGCTGACCCGCCCGTCGATGCGTCGGTGCCCAAGAAGGACCGGCCGCTGCGCATCAGGTCGATCCACTTCCCGCAGTTCCTGTCGCCAACGATCAGCGCAGAGGAGATCATCTTCGCGTACAACACGGCCACCGACATGAAGAACTTCTTCAACCGGAAGCTCGGGAAGCCGTACCTTGACCCGTCGCAGGTGCCGGTGAATCTCGAGCACCTTGCGAACTGCGTTTCCCACGGCAAGGCTGCAGGCGTGGTCTGGAAGAGCCGCGCGTCGGGCACGTACATGGGCATCGACCAGATGGGCAACTTCAACGTCCATGTGATCAAGGAGCGCCTACCCGACGGCCGTCAGGCGGTGGTGCACATCGAAGAGACCTACAGCGCGGATCCGTTCGCGCGTTCGTCCGAGCTGATGGAGCAGTACGGCGTCGCGGTGTGCGTGGTCGAAATCAACCCGAACTACAACGACGCGAAGAAGTTCGCGGCGCGGCATCCCGGGCGAGTGTTCATCTGCGACAGCTTCGGCAGCCTGAAGGAGGACATGATCGTTTGGGGCGACGCGCCGCGGCTCGATCCGAGCGATCGGCGCACGGCGGAGGACGCGCGGGATCGCTACACGCTGCGCATGGACCAGTACAAGTGCATGCAGGTCAGCATGAGCCGGTTCACCGCTCGCTCGCCGTTGTGCCTGTTCCCGGATCCGCAGGGGCTTGTTCAGGAGGTGGTCGAGAAGGGGCAGCGCCATACGGTGGCCGTGCTGCCTCGGATGTTCCACCACTTCACCAAGACCGCACTGGTGGCGGAGAAGGATGCGGAAACGAACCAGTACCGGCGCTCGGTCAAGAAGATCGGTATCGACCCGCACTTTTCCTACGCAAACATGCTGTGCGACGTGGCTTGGAGTCGCGCTCACGGCACGAGCATGTTCATTCTGCCGGAAGGGCCCAAGATGAGCGACCAGCAAGAGGCGGTAAAGCAGGCCATGCCGGGGCTGCCCGATCAGGTCATCACGCTGGTGCGCGAGCTGCCGGCTGGCGAGGTGTGCGGCCGGTGCGTGTCGTTCGACCCGGACGTCAGCCGCTGCGCGGAGCGAGACCTTCTGGTCCGCCCGTCGGACCCGGGGTGCGCGTTCTTCGTGCCGGACGAACCGGGTCAGTAGTAGGCCGCGTTCCGCGCCCGCCGCTCGAAGTCGTCTTCCTGTGTTGCGGGCTCTGCCGCCTTGGGCACCGGCGCGGGCATCGGCTCGATGTCCTTGCCGCAGTGCTTGCAGGTGGTCGCCTGTGCTTTGACCAGCTCGGCGCAGTGCTGGCACCTCCGGCTCTCGCCGGACGCGATCGCGCGAGACTCGACCTCGGCCTCGTTTCGGGCGACGACCAACGCCATCAGGACGCCGACCGGCCCGAGCAGGACACCAAGAAAGCACCAGCCGGCGGCGCTTCGGCCCTTGTTCGACGCGACGATGCCTGCGGTAATGCCACACGCGATCAGGATGACGATCATGCTTCCGGTCATGGTGCTCTCCTTGGGTTACGCGGACTCGGCGTCGAAGCGTTCGCGGATCTGGCTGATGCGCTCGGCTTCGTGCTGTTGTCCTGCTTGAAAACATGCCCGGGCGAAACGCTCGAGCGCGAACTTGTCCCCGTCGATGGTGCCGGCGGTGATGGTGATTCCTGCCTGCGTCATCAGGCGGGTGATGGTGCTGTTGTCGATCATTCCTTGCGTGCCTCGTTGTCGAAGTAGTTCAGCACCGCGTCCACGAGGTGCTGGCCGATGGCCCGCAGGCGCTCAGGCCGAAGCCCGCCGCTGCGCTCGCCGTCGATCGCCTCGAACACGAGGCGGTCTGTTTCGGCGTAGGCTGCTTCGGTCAGGCTGCCGAGCGCCTCGGATACCGCTTTCGGGTCTGCGCGCATCCGGCCGATCTCACGCTGAATCATGCTTTCGATCGCTTCGTCGTCGAGCAGGCTGTATCCTTGCGCCGGGCCGCAGCTCTTGCAGTCGGTGGCGCCGCACATGCACGGACCTTCTGGCGTTCGCATGGTAACCGCTCAGATGCCGCTGGCCGCCAAGTAGGCGAGGGCGAGTCCGCCGATGACCGCGACGATGTAGTCGACGATGCCGGGTTCGGTCTTGAACTCTTTTTCGGTCTTCAGTTCGCTTGGTTTCA